CTGTTCTTTCTCTCCCGACGGCCCTGACCAGGCACGACACGGCGTCGAGACCCCACCGTGACCGTGCCGGGACGTCGATGCGATGCCGCCGGTCGTGCTCCGGACCTACAGCGCGACGAGAGGCGCCGGTGCGCTCGGGAGGGTCCGGGCGAGGTGAACGGCGCCGGCCAGGGCGTAGGCGCCGTCGATCGGGGCGGTTCCGCGCCGGGCGTAGACGTAGGCGTCGCCGCGTCGCAGCTTCTGGGCCGCGTTGACGTGGGCGGTCAGCATCGGGTCGCGCGGGTGCCGGATCTCGCGCGCGGCGACCTGCTCAGCGAGCCCGAGGCACACTGCGGCCTGGTCGCCCTTGATGTCGGCGACGTCGGTGCCCCGGGGCGGCCACCCTCGGCGGTCGGTCCGGGCTTCCAGGTCTGCCGTCAGGGCAGCGGCGGGGCCACCGGGGAACCAGCCGAGCACGCGGGGCTTGACCTCGGCCACGATGCCCGGCAGCTCGGCGCGGACGGCCTTCAGGCAGCCGTAGCCCTCCCATGCGGCCACAACTTCGGTGTGCACGTGGCCGTCGAGCACCGCAGCGGCCACCAGGGTCGCGTGGGAGCTGTCCAGCGCGACGTCGACGCACAGGGCGACCTGGGCGCGGTGGTCGGCGAGGTTGACCGGCTCATCGGTGCCGCAGCCGGTCCAGTGGTCGGGATCGATGGCCGGGTCCATCAGGTGGACCCGCTGGCACATCACCTCGGTCCGGAAGCCGGCCAGCTCGGGCCCGCCGGCCGCCATGGCGCGCCGCGCGCTGCCGATGATGCTGTCCAGGTCGGCACGGCGGCCCAGCTGGGGGCAGGACAGCGCCAGCGCCATCGGGTCGTCGGGGCTGGAGCCGTCCGGGGCGCTGTACTCGAACAGGCCCAGTCGCTCGTCCCCGTCGCCGCGTTCGATGTGCGCAACGGCCGGTCCGCGCAGCGCGTCCAGCACTATCGAGGTGTCGTCGCCCTGGTTGCTGATGGCGAAGACCTGGGCGTCCGGCACGACGTTGGTGGCGTTCACGGCGGCGTTCCAGGCGTCCCACGTGGCGTGCTCGCGCAGTTCGTCCAGGATCAGCCGGTTGATCGTCAGGGACCGACCCCCGCGCCGGTTGGAAGCGGCGATCTTGTACCGGCAGCCGGCGCTGGTGGTCAGGGTCTCCTCGCCGTTGGCCTTGCGGACGTCCAGGATCTCGGCGGCCAGGCTGTCGGACTCCTCGGCCAGGTCGACGGCGCCCAGCCACGCTTCCTTGGCGTAGTCCCGGTTCGTGGAGGTGCCCAGGACCAGCTTCTGCCGCTCTACGAACAGCCAGTAGAGGCTCAGCACCTTGCAGAGGTGCGTCTTGCCCTGCTGGCGGGAGACCAGGATCAGCACGGTGCGGAACCGGGGTCGCCCGTCGGGCAGCAGTTCCCCGGCGTGCACGGTGACCCACTCCTGCCAGGGGTCGAGCGGTTCGCCGAGCACATCCCGGGCGAACTCGATGACGTCCCAGCCGTAGGAGGCGGCGTAGTTCGGGTGGACGGCGGTGCCGAGGTCACGCAGTGGCGGGGTGTAGATCCTGGGCTCGATCGAGCCCAGGACGGCCCGGTCAGCCCGCGCCGGCAGCACGCTCGGCCCGCTTCCGGCGCAGTTCGTCCAACGGGGAGGTGCCCGCATCGTCCGGGCGCTTGCCGGTGCGCAGTGCAGCGGCCCGCGCGGCGGGGGTGAGCAGCAGAGCCCCAAGGGCGGCCAGCAGGGGCGGACCGAGGCGGAACAGCTCCCCGCCCTCGTCGATCTCCCGCGCGTAGGACAACGCCAGCTCCACGGTGCCACCGTCCCGCGCGGTGACGGGCCCGCCGTCGACCGCCAGTGCCTCGGTGACCGCGTTGACCATGCTCACGCTCAACATGGTACGGCTCCGAGATCCACATGCGTGGTTGTGCATGTATCCTCCGGGCATGGGTTGGTGGGCGCGCAACTTCGGAGTGCCGGAGCTGGATGCGCCCGTTGCCGAGACCCGCTCGGTGTCGATCGGCGATCCGGCCGTCGTGGAGCTGGTCTCCGGCTACGGCGGCCTGTCTGCGCCGGCTGTCGGGGAGTCCCGGGCGATGACCCTGAGCGCGGTGTTCCGGGCGGTGTCGCTGATCGCCGGGTCGCTGGGCTCGCTCCCGCTCCGGACGCTGGAGCAGGCGGCCGACGGGACCTCGGTCCGCTCTGCCTCGGTGTTGGACAACCCGGGGCTGGGCCAGTGGACGCCGTTCGAGTGGAAGGAACTCATCGGGGTCTACCTGCTGCTGCACGGGGCGGCTCCGCTGCTCAAGGTGCGCGGCGGCGGCGGCCAGCTGATCGGGTACCGCCCGCTCCATCCCCAGTTGGTCGAGGTGTCCGAGGACCCCACGGCCGAGGGCGGGCGCCGGTTCAAGCTGACCCTCGGCGACGGCACCACGCGCGAGATGGACGCGAACGAGATCACCTACATCCCCGGGCTGTCCCTGGATGGGGTGACCGGGATCAGCGTCATCACCGCCGCCCGGCTGGGCTTCGGGACCGCCCTGGCCGGCGACAAGGCGTCGTATCGGACGTTCACGAACGGCGGGATGGTGGCCGGCATGGTCACCCCGGACGGCGTGGACTTCGACAAGGACGACGCCCAGACCATCAAGGACCTGATCAACCGGAAGGTGCTCGGCCCGGAGAACGCGGGCGATATCCCGGTCATCAACAAGGCGCTGAAGTTCACCCAGTGGACTCTCAGCGCGGCGGACCAGCAGTTCCTGGAGTCCCGTTCGTTCTCGATCGACGAGATCGGCCGTTGGTTCGGGGTGCCGCCGCACCTGCTCGGGTTGACCGAGAAGTCGACCAGCTGGGGCCAGGGCATCGCCGAGCAGAACCGGGGCCTGGCCCGCTACACGCTGACGAACTGGACCGACCGGATCGCGTCCCGGCTCTCGATCGACATCCCCGCCGGCAAGGTGGCCGAGTTCGACTACGCCGGGTTCATCGCGCCGTCGCCGGAGGACGAGATCGGCCTGCTGATCGACCAGGTCAACGCCGGTCTGCTGACCCTGAACGAGGCGCGCCGCGTCCGGAACCTGCCGCCGCTCCCCGATCCCGCCGCCGATCTGGCGCGCACCCCGGCCGGGGCGGTGCCGCCAGTCCTTCCGACCGGGCCCGCCGCCCCGGCCACCGACCCGACCACCACGGGAGTCCCCGAATGACCGTCTCCCGCTTCGGCGCCGAGCTGCGCGCGGAGGTCACCCCGAAGGGCCTCCTGGTCGGTCACGCCGCCGTGTTCGGCCAGGTCGCCGACGTTGGCGCGAACCTGGAGGAGCTGGCCGCGTCCGCGTTCACCCGCGCGCTGGCCGACAAGACCACCGACGTCCGGGCACTGTTCAACCACAACCCGGACCACCTGCTGGGCCGGCAGTCCTCCGGGACGCTCCGACTCGGGGTCGACTCCGAGGGCCTGGAGTTCGAGGTGGACCTGCCGGACACGGAGCTGGGCCGCTCGATCCGGGTGCACGCCGAGCGCGGCGACCTGAACGGCGCGTCGTTCGCGTTCGTCCCCGATGAGGACACCTGGTCCACCCGGGACGGGCGCCGGCTCCGCACACACACCAGCGTCGGCCGCCTGGTCGACGTCTCGCCGGTCACCTTCCCGGCGTACGAGGGCGCAGCGGTGGCGCTGCGCTCGTGGACCCACGACCGGCCGGCATCCGTCCGGGCCCGGCTGATCCTGGCGCGCCACCGCGCCCGTACGTCCGGGAGGGCGTGACCATGACTGTCGAGGAGATCATCGCCGCGATGCAGGCGATCATCGACGAGGCCACGGCCTCGGAGGCGGCGGGCGGCCCCGGGCTGACCGACGAGAACGCGGAGCGGTACGAGGAGCTGGAGGGCAAGCTGGAGCGGGCCCGCAAGGTGTCCGAGGTCCAGAAGCGCCACGCTGCGCTGACCGCTCCGGCCCCCGGCCAGGTCGTGACCGGCGCCAAGCCGAAGACCGACGACCTGACCCGCGCGTTCGAGCACTACATGCGCACCGGCCAGCAGAACTCCGACATCACCGAGCTGCGTGCCCAGTCCGTGGGCACCGACGCGGCCGGTGGCTACCTGGTCCCGGACGTCCTGCGGAACAAGATCGTGGAGCGGCTGAAGGCGTTCGGCGGGCTGGCCAACCACGTCGAGGAGATCACCACCAGCGGTGGCGAGATCCTGCGCTGGCCGACCCTGGACGACACGGCCAACTCCGGCGTCATTGCCGCTGAGGGCACCGCGCCGGCTTCCGGCGGTGCTGACCTGGTGTTCGGCGAGAAGACCCTGAGCGCGTTCAAGTACGTCGCCCCGGGTGCCGGCAACCTGCCGCTGCGCGTGTCGGTGGAGCTGCTCCAGGACTCCGCGTTCGACATCCAGGCCCTCGTGACCCGCAAGCTGGGCGAGCGCATCGCCCGTAAGCAGGCCGTGGACTGGGTGTCCGGTGCCGGCACCACGCTGCCGTTCGGCATCACCACCGGCACGTCCGGCACCGCGTTCACCTCGGCCGGCATCACCTACGCCGAGCTGGTCGCCGCCGTGCACGAGGTCGACCCGGCCTACCGGGCCAACGCCAAGTGGGCGTTCAACGACGCCACCATGGCCAAGATCGAGAGCATCGTCGATGCCTCGGGCCGCCCGATCCTGAACTCCAGCACCGACGGGATCTCGGGTGCGCCGGACAACCTCCGGCTGCTGGGCTACCCGGTCGTCATCGACCAGGCGTTCAGCACCTACACCGACGGTGGCACCACCAAGTGGGGCGTGTTCGGCGACCTGAACGCGGGCTACGTCATCCGCCGGGTCAAGGACCTGACCCTGATCGTGAACCCCTACAGCCGGGCGAACGAGGGTCAGGTGGAGTACACGCTGTGGGCTCGCGCCGACGGGACCGTGCAGGACCCGAACGCCTACCGCGTCCTGATCAACGCGGTCTGAGAGGGGTAGCGACATGAGCGAGATCGACAACCTGAACGAGCGGCTGGCCAAGCTGGAAGCCGAGCGCTCCGAGGTGCGGATGCAGATCGCCGCGCGCCACGGGGAGGTGCCCGCCGATGAGGTGGCGCCGACCCAGGAACCGGCCGACAAGCGCCAGGCCGAGCTGTCCGAGGAGGCGCGCAAGCGCCAGGAGGCGGCCAGCGAGACCGTGCCGGCGGGCTACCAGCCCGAGGAGGACCGGGGCGCGGTCGACACCGCCCCCACCGCCGTCAGCCCGCACCCGGAGTCGCGCACCGAGTCCCGCGCCGTGACCGAGCGCCCTCAGGGCACCTCGGCGCCGGCCAAGGGCAAGGCGTAGGCCATGGCCCTGACCAGCACGGTGCAGGTCAAGGCCACCGTCACGGAGACCGTGGCGGGCGACCTCCAGACCACCACGGCGCCGCTCGTGCTGAACGCCGTCGTCAAGATGGCGACCGGCACGGCGACCGGCTTGGCGGACCGGCTGTTCACCGACACCCGCACGCTGGCCGCGTCGGGCACGGAGTCGCTGGACCTGGCCGGGGCGCTCACGACCCCGGCTGGTCAGACGGCGGTGTTCGTGAAGCTCAAGGCGGTCATCATCCGGGCCGCCGCCGGCAACACGAACGACGTCCAGATCACTCGCCCGGCGTCGAACGGAGTCCCGCTGTTCCTGGCGGCCGGCGACGGCCTGGCGCTGGGTCCGGGCGGCGTGTTCGCGTGGGTGTCGCCGGGTGCTGGCGTCACCGTCACGGCGGCGACCGGCGACCTCCTGACCGTCACCAACAGCGCCGGCTCGACCGGCGTGACCTACGACGTCGTGCTCATCGGCACGAGCGCCTGAGTGGAGCAGCGGCGATGACCTGGGCACCGGACTACGTCACCACGGCGGAGCTGGCCGCATTCGTGCGGATCGGTGACAACGTGGACGACGACCAGCTGTCCCTGGCTGTCGCCGCTGCTTCCCGCGCTGTCGACCGGGCGACCGGCCGGCAGTTCGGGCAGACCGCTACGGCCGAGCTGCGCTACTTCCCCGCGCAGCGGGACTACCGCTCCGGGTGCTGGGTGGTCTCGATTGACGACCTGATGGTGTCGCCGACGCTGGTCACGGTCGACAGCGCGGCGTTCACCGGCTACGTCATGCACGATCGGAACGCGCCGGCCAAGGGGAAGCCCTGGACCGAGATCACGATGATCAGCTACTCCGGCTCTGCGGACGTCGAGGTCACCGCGCAGTGGGGCTGGTCGTCAGTGCCGGCCACGGTCAAGGAGGCCACCCTGTTGCAGGGCTCGCGCTTCCTGGCCCGGCGGAACTCGCCCTACGGCGTGACCGGGTCACCCGACCAGGGCGGCGAGCTGCGGCTGCTGTCCCAGGTCGACCCGGACGTGGCGCTGGCGCTGCGCCCGTACGTCCGGCAGTGGTGGGTGGCCTGATGGAGCTTTCGGCCGTCATGGACGACCTGGGGGCCGCCCTGGAGGGCATCTCCGGGCTCCGGGTCTTCCCGTACTGGGCCGACCGGGTCGAGCCCCCGGCGGCCATCGTGGGCTGGCCGGACCCGCTCAACTTCGACGAGACCTACCAGCGGGGCGCCGACCGCGCGTCGTTCCCGCTGTTCGTGCTCGTCGGCCGGGTCGACTCCCGGTCCGCGCGGGACCAGCTCTCGCAGTACGCGAACGGCGATGGTGCGCGGTCGATCAAGCAGGCCATCGACACCTACGAGGCGACCGCCTACGGGGAGGCCACCGTCCAGCGCGTGGAGTTCGGCGTGATGCGGGTCGCCGATACCGACTACCTGGCCGCCACATTCACGCTCGACATCTTCGGTCCGGGAGGGCAGTAGAAATGCAGAACCCCGTTCACGGTAAGCGGACCGTGGTCAAGCTGGACGACAACAACCTGAGCGAGTTCACCAACAACTCGCAGGTCGAGGTCACCGCCGACAGCCACGACGTCACCGCCTACGGCGAGAACTCGCACAGCTTCTTCGGTGGCCTGCTCAACGGCACCGGGTCGATCTCCGGGGTCTACGACTCCACGGCGGCGACCGGCCCCCGCGCGGTGTGCCGCCCGCTGGTCGGGACCGTGGTGGAGTTCGTGCACCAGCCCGAGGGCGCCGGCTCGGGCAAGCCCCAGGACGTCGTCAACGTCCTGGTGCTCAAGTACACCCAGACCTCCCCCGTCGCTGACATGGTGACGTGGGCGGTCGACCTCCAGTTCAGCGGCGACGTCAACTCGACGCCGCAGGTCTGATCACCCACAACACGGAGGAGCAGCCGTGAGCGAGTACAGCAGCCTGGACGATCTGTTCGGGATGGCGGCCACCGAGACCGCCGACGTCGACCTGCCGTCGGGTGGCCGGGTCAAGGTGCGGGGCCTGACCCGGCGGGAACAGATGGTGATCGGGAAGGCGTCCAACGGCGACCCGCTGGAGTACGAGCCCCACCTGCTCGCGTCCTGCGTGGTCGAGCCCCCGATGTCCGTCGAGTCGGCCCAACGGTTCGTTCAGAATGCCCGGGTCGGCGACGTCTCCGCGATCTCCGACCGCATCCGGGATCTGTCCGGCATGTCCGAGGGCGCCGCCAAAAGCGGTGTACCAGCAGTGGGACCAGAGTAACGAAGGCGAGTTCGAGCACTTCCTGGCGGAGAAGTTGTCCATGACCGTCCACAGAATGCGGCAGGAGATGCCCGCATCCGAGTACCTGAGGTGGTCCGTGTACTACGCCAGGAAGGCCCAGCGCCAGGAGCTGGAGGCGAAGCGCCGTGCCTCGTGAGACTGTGAGCGTCGAGGGGCTGGATCAGTTCCGCCGCGCCCTGCGGATGATGGACAAGGCGCTGCCGCGCACGCTGCGGGTCGCCATGAACGAAGCCGCCGCGCTGCTCATCCAGAAGGCCAAGCCGCTCGTGCCCCGGCTGACGGGACGCGCCGCCGACTCGATGAAGGTCCGCAGCTCCCAGAGTGCCGTCCGGGTCGCGGTCGGCGGTAGCCGGGCCCCGTACTACCCCTTCCTGGACTTCGGCGGCCGGGTCGGGCCGGGCAAGAGCGTGCACCGACCGTTCATGACCGAGGGCCGCTACCTCTACCCGACGCTGCGGGCGAACAAGACCGAGTTCAACGAGGTTCTGGAGGACGCGCTCAAGGGCGCGGCCCGGAGCGCCGGCATCGACGTCGACTAGGAGAAGGCCATGGCGAACCAGGTCACGCTGACCTTTGCCGGCGATGCCGACCGGCTGGCCCGGGAGGCGCAGCGCGCGCAGCAGGCGCTGGGCGACGTCGGCGCGGCGGCCGAGGACACCGGCTCGCAGATGGACAACGCCGGGGAGTCGTCCGGCCGGATGAGCGACCGGCTGTCCAACCTGGGCAACATGGTCTCCGGCGCGACCGACGCGATCGGCGGGATCACCGACGCCTTCCAGTCCTTCTCCGACATCCAGGACAGCGCCCGGGAGCAGGCTAACCGGACCGAGCGCGCGCTGATCGACGTGCAGCAGGCGCAGGAGGATCTGGCCCAGAGCACCCGGGATGCCAGCCAGGCCACCATCGACGCCGACCAGGCCCAGGTGGACCACCAGCAGGCCCTGCTCGACCAGGCCACCGCCCAGCGGGACCTCAACACGGCCATTGCCGAGCACGGCGCGAACTCCACCGAGGCGAAGCAGGCCGAGATTGACCTGGCGCAGGCCGGGGTGGACGTCAAGCAGTCCCAGGAGGACCAGGCCCAGGCCATGCGCGACGGCCAGCAGGCGCTGATCGACGCCCGGACCGCGCAGGTGGACCTCAACGACGCGCAGCACGAGGTGGACCCCGGCCCGATGCAGGGGCTGGCCAACCTCATGCAGATGTTCGGGCCGCTGCTCCAGGGTGTCGTCGGCGTGCTCGGGCTGGTGACGGCGGCGCAGTGGGTGTGGAACGCAGCGCTGTTCGCCTCGCCGGTTACCTGGATCGTGGCCGGTATCGCCCTGCTGGTCGGCGCGGTGATCCTGATCGCCACCAAGACGAACTGGCTCCGGGACGCCTGGAACGCGGCGTGGAACGGGATCAAGGCCACGGCGGAGAACGTCTGGAACTGGGTCAAGCAGATCCCGGGGTGGCTGACGACCGCGTTCGGTGCGATCGGCAACGCCATCACCGCGCCGTTCCGGGCCGGGTTCAACGCCATCGCCCACCTCTGGAACTCCACGGTGGGCTCGCTGTCCTGGACGGTGCCGGACTGGGTGCCGTTCATCGGCGGTAGCTCGATCTCCGCGCCCCGGCTCCCGACGTTCCACACCGGCGGCGTGGTCGAGGGTGCTCCGGGGCAGGAGGTGCTGGCGCTGCTCCAGGCCGGCGAGACGGTCACGCCTGCCGGCCGGGCGCCGGCCGGCACCGGCGCGGCCACGGTGACCTTCGCCGGAGACACCGACTCCGCGTTCGCCTCGGCGTTCATGCAGCTGGTCCGGTCCGGCGAGATCCAGGTGGCGGCATGAGCGCGAACCTGATGCCCGGGGCCCCCGGCATCGTCGGGATCGTGGAGGTCGCGTTCGGCGCGGACCTGACCGACACCGACGGCTCGGGGTGGACCTGGACCGACGTCACGGCCGACGTCCGACAGAACCCGGCCGTGCAGGTCAAGCTGGGCCGGGGCAACGAAGCCGGCTCCAGCCAGCCAGCCAGCTGCACGTTCACCCTGAACAACCCGGACGGGGCCTACAGCCTCGGCGGGCAGTCTCCGAACTGGCCCTACGTCCGGCGCAACACCCCGGTCCGGGTCCGAGTGAACCCCGGCGACGGGCTGGGCTACCGGGTCGTCTTCCAGGGCTACGCGGACGGCTGGAGCCCGGATTGGGAGGGCCAGGGCAAGATCCCGGTTGTCGAGCTGTCCGCGTCGGGCACGCTGCGCCGACTGATCCAGGGCTCGGCGCCGGTGCTCTCGCCGATGAGCCGCGCGCTGCCGGGCATCGCCGGCATGGTCGCGTACTGGCCGATGGAGGACGGCCGAGACGCGACGTACATCGCGCCGGCCGTCGGCACGTCGTCGATGACCTGGTCCGGGACGCCGCGCCTGGCCGACTCCGATGACTTCCCCGGCTCCGAGCCCATCCCGACCATGGGCACCGGCTGGTTCGCCGCCGACGTGCCGACCTACACGGCCGGCGGGGCCGCCCCCGGTCAGCCGCTGTCGAGCAACGCCCAGCAAGTCCGGTTCATCGCCGACTTCCCGGAGGCCGAGCAGACCGACCAGGCGCCGATCATGCGCGTGTTCACTACTGGCACGTGCGCCCGGTGGGACCTGCGGTACAACGTCGGCGGGGCCATGGACCTCAAGGGCTACGACCGCTTCGGAACCCTGATCGTGAACGTCGGCGCCATCGCGTTCTCCGTGAAGAACACCCAGCGCCGGACCTCGCTGGAGATGTACGACGACGGCTCCGGGAACGTGGTCTACGGGGTCAACTCGCTGACCCTGGGCACGCGGAGCTTCGTTGCCATCCCGGGCAGCCTGACGTTCGCCGGCACGTGCGGGCTGATCACCCGGGTCGAGTTCAACCCCACCGGCGGCATCTCCGGAGTGGCCATCGGTCACCTGACCGTGCAGAACCTGATCAACGGCATGCGCGACGTCTACGAGGAGTTCAACGGCTTCGACGGCGAGGAGGCGGTGTCCGACCCGGACGGGCGTCTGCTGCGCCTGCTGGCCGAGAACAACATCCCGCTGGTGCGGTACGCGGCCACGACGGAGACCGCCACCCCGGCGGACTACATGGGCCCGCAGCGGGTGGACGACCTGGTGACCCTGCTGCGCGAGTGCGAAGCGGTCGACCAGGGACAGCTGTTCGACGGGCTGAACGCAGGGCTGACCTACTGCACGCGCCGGTCGCGGGAGAACCGGACGGCAGATCTGACCATCAACGCCGCCGCTCGGGAGCTGGCCGCGCCCTTCGGCCCGGTCGACGACGACCAGCGCACCCGGAACAAGGTGCGCGTGTCGCGGTACCGGGGCACCAGCTCGACCGTGGAGGACGTCACCGGGCCACTGGGGACGGCCTCAGTCGGTGTCTACGACACCTCGGTCACCATCAACTGCTCCACCGACGGTGCCACCCGGCTCTACGCCGGATGGTTCGTGACGCTCGGGACGGTGGAGGGTTACCGCTACCCGACCGTGACGGTGGACCTGCTGGCCCACCCGGAGCTGGCGCCCACGTGGCTCGGGCTGCGGCCGGGGATGCGCGTGGACATCACCGGGCTGTCCTCGGTGCTGGTCGGCCATCCGTCCGACACGGCGTCGCTGATGATCGAGGGCAAGTCGGACCGGATCACGGAGGGCCGCTGGACCGGAACCCTCCAGTGCTCGGCGTACGCGCCGTGGCAGATCGGCCTGGCCGCGTCGACCACCGGCGACACCTCGGCGCTGGTGGCCCGCGCGGACACCGACGGCTCGACGGTCACGACCACGACGGCGCGCGGCACGACCACGCTCCGGGTCTCCACCGCGTCCGGCCCGTTGTGGACCACGGTCGCCGACGACTACCCGCTGACCCTGGACGTCGGCGGCATCCCGGTCACGGCGACCGCGTGCAGCGGTACCAGCAGCCCGCAGACCTTCACCGTGGCGCCGCTGACCTACGACCGTACGGCCGGCACTGAGGTCACGCTGTCCAGCCCCACCCGAACCGGACTCTAGGAGCACCCGATGGCGTTCACCGCTGGTCAGAAGCTGCGAGCCTCTGACCTGAACCTGCTCGGCTCGGTCGTCGGCCGGAACCTGCGCACCACGAACAGCTCCACGTTCACGACCATCGCGCGGATCTTGTCCACACGCGCCCCGGTGAAGAACGGCCGGTCCTACCGGGTCGCGTGCCAGGGCGAGGTTTTCGGCAACTCCGGCGCGATCACCGCCCAGATGGAGCTGCGCCGGACCACCGACGACACGGAGCCGACCACCACGTCCACCGTGCTGGGCCGCGCCCTGATCCGAGTGACCGACACGACCGGCGTCCCGGAGACGTTCGGCATCGAGACGTTCTTCCACGCCACGGCGGACGGCTTCCTCCGGGTCGCGCTGTGCGGCACCCGGGCGGTCGGCTCGGTGACGGTCGCGGTCAGCGCGGACGCCACGTTCCCCGCGTTCATCGTGATCGAGGACATCGGCGACACGGTTGCCGCCTCCGGCACCGTCTACTGATCGCGTCCGGGTCGTCTCCCGGACGTAAGAACGCCCCGCCCTGGCTGCTCCCTGGGGCGGGGCGTTCTGGGCTCCGGTCAGAGGATGGCGAACCCGATCAGCAGCACCGAGACCAGGATGAGGGCGAACAGCAGGACCATCTGCTGCCAGGTGGGCCTGCGGGCCGGGGGGCGGTTGCGCACGACACGCATCAGTGCTGCTCGGCGGCGTCGGCCGCCAGAGCCGCCAGGATGCCGGCCTTCCCGCCCCACTGCTCCACGCTCTTGCGCAGGGGGACCACCAAGAAATCGGCCCCCTTCCGGTCGGTCAGGGCGAAGGTCGGGAACGAACTGTCGGCGACCAGCTCACGGTCGATGATAACGATCTTGCCGGTCTCGCTCATGCTGCGCTCCTGCGGTGGTCGGGCACCAGGCGCTTCTGCGCCCGGTCGGGGGTGGGCATGTCGGCCAGGATGCCGTTCAGCTCGGCCAGGTGCACGCGCTCGGCGTGCCGGTTCATCAGGGCCTGGATGCCGACGTGGCTCCAGATGCCGGCGGCGAACAGGGCCCCGACGGCGCAGCCCTGCGGGGAAGCGATGGCCGCCAGGAAGAAGGCCAGGAACTCCAGCATGTCAGCGGCCCCTCTGCTCGACGCCGACAACCACACGCCCGGACGACTTGAGCGCGTCGCGGGTGGCCTTGTAGTTCGCGTACCCCTTGATCCAGGGGGTCTTGGTCGCGTGGCCCTCGTCGAACCAGGCGTTGCCGCCCTGGTGCTCGATCCGGTAGCGGGCGGTCTCGGACGGCTTGGCCGTCTCCTTGGGGAACAAGGTCCAACTCATGGCGGAGACCGTAGCGCGTGGACCGCTTGTAATGCAACACCGGCCCCGTGTTGCAGTTGTTGCAAGGTTGCTGTAGCGTCCTCCGCGTGATCGAGACCCCGATAGCGGACACTGACCGCATGAAGCACAACACGCCGGACGACCGGCTCATCAGCACCGGGCGCGCCGCGCAGGAGCTGGGCGTCACCTCCCAGACTGTCCGGCGCTGGATCGACGAGGGCAAGCTGCCGGCCGTGCGGTCGCACACCGGCCGCTACCTGGTCCGCGTCGCCGACGTGGACCAGCTGCGCCCCCGCCCGCTGGAGCGTGCGTGATGCACGTTCCGACCGAGGTGTGGACGCAGGTCCGCAACGTGGAGGCCCAGATCAACTCCGCCGGGCTCCGGGCGCAGGCTGCCCTGACCGTGGCGCTCACCCAGGACGACGGCACCGACGATCTGGTCACGATCGGCGTCTTCCTCCAGCAGGTGGACGAGATCCTGGCTCCGCTGCACCGGCTCTACGACTGGATCAACACCGACAACCGCGTGGACATCGCCGACGTCATGCACCTGGGTCGGTTCCTGGGCGGCCTGGCCGAGGTCACCGAGCTGTGGGTGGACAAGCTGGACTCGCAGATCCGCTAGAAAGTGAAACAGGCCGGGATGTCACCCCGGCCCGCTCCCCGCATGAAAGGCACGTTCCCCATGACTTCCACTACGCAGGATAACCCGGCCGAGGTCGACCGCAAGGTGACCCTGACCGAGGCGTTCGAGCAGTTCCACAGCGCGAACCGGCACGTCGCCGAGGCGCTGCGCGACTTGGCGTTCGACTGGCTGAACCAGGGCAAGGCCAAGTGCTCCATCACCCTGCTCTACAACGTCGTCCGCTGGAAGATGTCCCTGGAGGTCGACGGCGACGGCGAGTTCCAGCTGAACGACCACTACCAGGCGTTCTACGCTCGGGCGCTGATGATCAAGCACCCCGAGCTGAGCGGGATGTTCAACCTGCGGTCCGCTCCCGAGGCCGACGCCTACGCCGCCCGGCTGCGCGCGCAGTTCGCGACGTACCGGAGCCAGGCGTGATCGACTACCTGGCCACCTACACCGCTGCGGGGATCGCGGTCATGCCCCTGCACGGCGTGCGGAACGGGGCGTGCACGTGCAAGGCCGGCGCGTCGTGCGAGCGCAGCCCGGCCAAGCACCCGCGCACCCCGAACGGCAAGGACGACGCCACCACGGACCTGGGCATCATCGGGTCGTGGATCACCCGGTACCCCGGGTGCAACTGGGGTGGCCGCCCGCCGGTCGGGCAGTTCGTCCTGGACGTCGACCCGCGCAACGGCGGCCTGGACACCCTGGCCGCGCTGGAGCTGGAGCACGGCCCCCTGCCGCGCACCCGCACGCAGCGCACCGGGTCGGGCGGGCTGCACTTCTGGTGGAGCTACGACGGGCCGGTCCTGGGCAAGCTCGGCCAGGGGTTGGACATCAAGTCGAACTCCGGTTACCTGGTGCTGGCCCCGTCGCTGCACATCAGCGGCGGGCGCTATGAGTTCATCGACCGCTCCCCGGTCGCCCCGGCCCCCGCCTGGATGATCGAGAAGCTGACCCCGCGAGCCCGCGTGCTCACCGGCGAGTCGGCGGGCTTGGCCCCGCTGGTCCGCCGGGTGATGACCGCTCCCCAGGGCGAACGGAACAACCTGCTGTTCTGGGCGGCCCGGTGTGCGGCCGACGAGGGCCTGACCCTCGCGCCGCTCCGGGACGCCGCGCTGTACGTCGGTCTCACTCCCCAGGAGATCGACGCCACGATCGGCAGCGCCACGCGCAGCCGGACAGGAGCATGATCATGCCAAAGCCGTCGCTCCCCAAGCTGGCGCGCACCAAGGGCCCGCAGAACCGGGCCGCCGACCACGTGGCCGCCGACGTCATGCCTGGCCGCCACATCTACGTCACCAACGTCGGGTGGTTCGTCTGGGACGGGCGCCGTTGGGCCGAGGACGAGGACGGTGCCGCCGTACGTGACGCGATCAAGCGCTACATCGACGGACGGTACGAGGAGCACAGTGCCGCGCGGGAAGCCGCCAAGGTCAAGGCGGAGACCATCGCCGCCGTGGTCCTGGCCCGCCAGGACGGCCGCACCCCGGAGAAGGCGTTGGAGCTGGTGGGCCGCATGAAGGCCGACCAGCTGGACAAGATGATGGCCGACCAGCCCGAGCTGGCCCAGTACAACGGCCACCGGGACGACGAGGCGTTCCACCGTGAGCGCGCCGACATCTGGCTGAACAACCACGACCGGGGCGGCGTCATGGCCCTGGCCGCCATCTGCGCGGACCGTGCCGACGTCCGGCACGCGGTCGGCGACCTCGATGCCCACCCGGATCTGCTGAACACCCGGACCGGGGTGGTGGACCTGCGTACGGGGCTCGTGCTGGAGCTGAGCGACACGGAGCGGGCCGCGCTGCTCATCACGAAGCTCGCGGACCAGGTGTTCGACCCCGACGCCCAGTGCCCCGTCTGGGACCGCGCGCTGGGGGCCATGGCCGAGGGGCTGGAATCCTGGCTGGCGCTGCGGTTCGGGCAGAGTGCCACCGGACACCGGCCCGACGACGATGTGCTGCTGGTGAACGCCGGTGGTGGCGAGAACGGCAAGACCACCGTCATCAGCGCGGTCATGCGGGCCCTGGGCGACTACGCCGGGCTGGTGCCGACCAAGGCGCTCATCGGCGGCGACGCGCGGTCGCACTCGACCGAGCTGACCACGTTCCGGGGTCTGCGGATGGCCGTACTGGAGGAGACGCCGGAGGCTGGCCGGCTGGACGTGCACCGGGTCAAGGCCACGGTCGGAACGCCGTTCATCACCGCCCGGCGGATGCGCCAGGACGACATCACGTTCCCGACCACGCACAGCATGTGGATCAACACCAACCACCTGCCCCAGGTGGCCGAGACCGACGACGGCACGTGGCGGCGCCTGGTCGCCGTACCGTGGCCCTACCGCTTCGTCAAGGGCGCCCCGGCCGGCGAGAACGAGCGTCAGGGCGACCGCACCCTGCGCCCGGCCCTGATCGACAACCCCACCGACGCCACCATGTCGGCGGTGCTGGCGTGGGTCGTGCGGGGCGCAGCAGCGTGGTACGCGGCCGGGCGGCTCATGCCCTACCCGCACCCGGCCCCGGTGGAGGCCAAGACCACGGAGTGGCGCAACGCGGCGGACGTCATGCTGCGCTTCGTCCAGGAGTACCTGGTGGCCGACGCCTCCAGCTACATCACCCTGCCGGACATGGCGTCCATGACCGGCGAGTTCCTGGCCTCCGAGACCCCGGCCCGTTGGTCGGCCAGCAAGGTCAGGGAGCGCCTGGAGTCCTCGTTCGCCTACCTGGGGTGGCCGGTGGCGTGCAAGCAGGCGCGGCGCGGTAACCGGACCCGCTCCCACCGGCCCGACCACTTCGGCACCCAGCAGGAGCAGGAGAACGGCAAGGGCTGGTTCGGGGTGCGGTTCCGGGTGGCGCTGGACGACCAGCACCTGACCGTCGTGCCCCTGCACAACACGCCCTGACCAGGGATGTAACCGATGTAACCACTCATCCGTATGAGCTGTACGCGCGCAGGGCTTGATCTTAGGTCGTGCTTAGTAGGGCTTTACGGATTGGTGGTTACATCGGTTACGGCGCAGGCCAGGCTGGCCGTTCGGTAGATCGGTACGGAGTTACTGGATTCCAACTGGATATGATCATGGGTGCTGACCAGCAGTGATCACCCCCGGTAACCTGGTCACGTGAGCAGGAGCTGGCAGGGCGGGAGCACCAGGCGGTGGCGGGCCGTGCGTGCCCGGGTACTGGAGGAGAACCGGGGGGGTGCCAACCGGGGGGCCTGCGCCCTGGGGGTACCGGGGGTGTGCACGGGGTGGGCTACCCACGTGCACCACGTGGTTGGGCGTGCAGTCAGCGGTGATGATCCGCGTTACTTGGTGGCCACCTGCGCAGCGTGCAACCTGCACGTTGGCGAGCCCGAGAAGCACAGCCCAAAGCCCAAGCGCGTGAGCACGTGGAGCGCTCGCGCGTTCTGATCGCGGAGTCGTCGGGTAAATCTGGCCGGACCCCGGGGTCGGTCGAAAAGTTCAGCCGATCTGGGACTCCTGAACAC